GCGTGGACCTGCTTCCCGATCGCGAAGCGACCGGCGACGCCCTTCCCCTCGACCTGGAACTCGACCGGCGCACGCCGGACGTCGAGCACTTCGCCGACGAGCTGCGAGAGATCGCCCATCGGCCCGCCGAGCTTTCCCGTCCAGACGTCGAGCAGCGCCTGCTGCTGGTCGTCCGACGCCTTGTCGTCGACGTAGACGACGGCCTTCCAGTTGCCGGCGAGCACGTTGCCGGGGATGAACACGGACAGCGCAATCGTCAGCCCCGAGACGTCGACGCCCTCGTCGCCGTCGAGCCCGGGGCCGACGCTGCACCGGTCGCTGATGCCCCGCCGGTGACGGGAGTACCGGCGACCGCAGCGACCTCCGTCGAGGTGAGTGCGACGTCGTACAGCCGCAGGTTGTCCAACGCGGCACCGGTGGTGGACCATTCCGCGATGTTGATCCGGTCGGCGGTGACCGACAGCTGCGTGCCGGCGGCGAAACTCGATGTGCCCGCCAGCACGCCATCGCGATAGAGCGAAATCACGCCAGTCGATCGGACGTAGGTCGCGCAGTAGTTGTGCCAGCCGGAGCTGTCCGGCGCGGTCGCCGTCGGGCGGGTGACCAGGCTGTCGTCGGAAGCACGCCGGGCCTGCACCGCCATCGAGCCGGAGAGCAGCAGGATGCCCCACACACCGGAGTTGATCGCGTCCTTTTCGAAGCGCACCCACCACGTGGTGAGCGCGCCCTTCGCGTCGAACATGATCGTGCGGTCATCGGACTGGCAGGCCGACAGCACACCAGCAGGCAGCACAGGCATCGTCGCGCCCGTCTTGCCGAGTGCGCTGCCGGTCTGCCCGCCGGCGACGATGGCCGCGCTGCCCGTCGACGCCATCGCGTTCGCGCCCGCAGGATCGGCGAAATCGGTATCGAACGCGTACTGCGCGACCGGCGTCGGCATGGTCAGCCCGCCGGGTGGGTGTAGGTGAAGCCGGCCACCTGGACGGCCTGCCCGTTCACCAGCGCCGGGTTGTCCATCTCGATGTCGCCCCCGCCACCGGTGCCGGTGACGCTGCCCTGCATCACGATCGCCCCGCCACCGGAGACGATCGAGAAGCACCCGGCCGTGCCGGTCGCCGACGCGGTGCCCGTTCGCGGCACGCTCGCCAGCGTCGCCGTACCCGAGCTGTCCGCGCTACCGAAGGCGGTCGACGCGAGCGCGAGCGACGCCAGCAGAGTGCCCGACGGGGCGCTGTCGGCGTCGGCGGGCTGGCTCCCGGTGTAGAACTTGATCGTGCCCGCGCCGCCGACGTCCGTGCGGTCGACGACGGCGTCGCACCCAGCCTGCTGAGAGGCGTTCGGAAGCCGCAAGGTCACCGGCGTCAGCCTTCCTTGCGCACCGGCGTGACGCGCCGGCGGGCGAGCACCGTCGCCACGATCGAGATGATGGCGGCCGCCGCGGAGATGATGATGTTCACGGTGTCGCTGGGCACGACCACCCAACCGGCGGCCGCCAGCGCGGCGAACCCGAGCCGAACCACTTCGGCCCACGCGACCGGCTCGCCCGGGCTACGCGGCTGATCGGCCGGATCGCTCGCGCCCCACTCGGCCGGGCTCACGACATCCGCCCGGAGAGCAGGTCGCCAGCGTGCTGCACGACGGCTTCGGCGATCTGGGCAACGTCCTCGTCGCTGACCCGGTCTACCTGGGACACGTCGATCTCGGACACCGCGGCGACCATCGCCGTGGTGAGCGCGGGCAGCAGCTTGGCCGCCACCTCGTCGGCCGATGCGCCGCCGGCCTTCGCCAGCAGCGTGTCCAGCTTGGCGCTGATCTCGCGATTCCGGAATGCTTCCTGGTGGGCGAAGCTGACGCCGTCACGCGCCGAGAACCATCCCGGCTGCGCGTAGTTGCGTAACGCCTCGTTCCAGACAGCCTTCGCGACCTCTTCGGCTGTAGGCATGTCGTCTTCCTCTCCGCTTGTTCCGCCGCCGCCGCGGGCCGCAGCGATCACGATGTCCCACGGGAAGTTGGGCCCGGGGTCCCAGTGGGTGCCGTCGCCGGTGGCCTGGGTGTAGTCGACGTGGCCACACACACCCGCTCGGCCAGCCTTGACCTCGGCAGGACTGAGCTTGACCATCGGGATGCCGCGAGCGGTACAGCGAGAGCGCACCCAAGCGGCCGCGCCGGCGAGCATGCCCGGGTGAGCAAGCCAGTCGGCGCGGGTCCACTTCGCCCACCCGCAGATCTCAGCGTTGTCGGAGTACGCGTTGGCGTTGCGCAACGTCCACGCGGCCCGATCGTAGGGCACCCATCCGTCGGCCACGCCGTGTTCGTCGATGCCGGCGTGACATGAAGCGGCCTGGGTGCGATCGAAGTAGGCGTAAAGCGAGGCGGTGTCCGATGCGCCTTCAGCGGTGTGGAGCACCACCAGGCGTACCTTTTGCCCACCGCGGCTGCTGCTCGGTAGTGTCACAGGTTTACCCACCTTTCCCTGTTCAGGGTACGTCGCGAGCGGCCGCCCGCAAAGCGCTTCGCCGCTGGCGCCACAGCCCGCGTTCGAAGATCACGCAACGCCAGACCACCACGCCGGTCAGCACCCAGAAGAGCACCCCGCGGACGACGTTGAACCCGGTCGGATCGACGCCCGGAGCGTGAGCCGGGTCCGAAAGATACCGCGCCGCGTACAGCGCGTAGAAGACCCAGACGACACCGGAGAACGCCACAACATGCGCGCGATGCTCCTCGCGGTACCACTTCGGCACCTTGATCACGTAGCGGGCAAGAAACGCGCCGCCGGCCACGGTGCCGACTACCAACGCGAGTGCGTTGCTCCAGAACAGCGGTGTCACGGCTTCCAGCCTCTCGGTTCCAGGGCGGCCGCCATGCGTTCGCCGAAATGGTTGTACTTGAGCTCGGGACGAAGACGCGTGTTTAGCTCGCGCGCTTCTTCCAGGTGCTCAACAGCCGCATCCCGCTGAGCCTCGGCTTCGGCGAGACGTGTTGCCTGGGTTGGGTCGCGCGCGAACAGTTTGTGAAGCCAGCTCACGGATTGCCCCCTTCCGTCTGTTGGATGGTGGGCCACGAGCTCAAGATACGGTCTGCCGCTTTCGCGCCCACCTTCAGCTCAACGACAGCCAGCTGGAGTGCGTAGTTTGCGTCTCGCAGCGTCTGGTTTTCCTTGCGTACCCCGTCAAGCACCGACCACACCCGAGCGACGACGAACAGCGCCACGGTCAGCAGCGCACCCAGTGCCCATGTCAGCACCTGCAGTCCTTGCGCGCTCACAGCGGCCGCCATTCCAGCGCGATGTGGTTCTGCGAACCGGCGCCTGTCTCAAGGGCTTTCGCCGACCCGGTGGTGTGGAGCACTGACACCTTGACGATGTCATTCGCGGCCACCTGAAACCCGGTGACGATGTTGGCCTGCAGCGTGGAACCGCCACTCGTGCCCACCTTCAGGGCGCCGTTCAGCTTGATTTTCAGTTCGTACCCGGTGGTACCTGTCGACATGCGCACGCACGTGGACGGGATGAGCCACCCGGCTTTCAGGATCGTGATGTTCGCAGCGGACACGGAAAAGTAGTCGGTATCGGCCTTCACCAGTGTGCCGAACGGGATGTCGGTGTCAGCAGCGTTGGCGCACGACGTGGCCGCGTTCGTTTCGTACCGCAGCACGTGGGCAAACAGCGCGTTCATGTCGCTAGCCCGCATCTTCTGCCCGGCAAGCACGCTCATGGTTCGATCTCCTACTGCGCGAGCACCGGAAGGCGCCAGACGGACACGGACAGGCCGGCCGCACGCGCCACGGGTAGCGCGTCAACCGTGAAGGTCTGCGGACTAGCCGCCCCCGCGCACGCGGCAGCGCGCACTTGAATCCCGCCGACGTCGAGATACATCGGGAAGTTATCCGCGGCTGTCGTCCACAAAGGACCGGACGGTGTCGCCACCGACAGCGACGTCGCGCCTGCGCTGGCCGAGCTGGCCACAGTGGACCCGTCGGTGTCGTAGCGCCCGATCCACGGGTTGGTGTCGCCAGTATCCAACGCTGCCTCCGCCACCGCGTAGGGAAGTGCCGAAGCACACGTGAACTCGATGGTGTGGTGCTTGCCGCCGAACCGACGTCGGTAGCCGTAAACCACTTGCGACACAGTGCCGTGGATGATCTTCGGCTTGGCGTTCAAGACGTCCAGCCGGTCACCCACCCAGATGCCGAGCAGATCCAGGTACAGCTGCCGGCTCTTGCGCGCAAGCACGGTCAGGTCGGCATTGATGCTGGGGTACCGCGCATCATCGACCGTTCCAACGTGGACAACCCACGACGCCATGTCGGCCAAGTAGGAGTCCGACGACAGCGAGTATTCTTCGCTATCGTTGTACCGGCCGACGCCACGCCCGGACGTGGGCGACGTCAGCGCTTGCGTGCCGGTGGTCTGTGTTGCTCGGTACGACGACCCGTCCGTGCGGCTCGCCGTAAAGTCGTTGATGAGCAACTGATCATCAGGTACGACCTGGAACGGCGGCTGCACATGGCCGGCCGCGTAGTCCAGCGTGACGAAGGCTTCCCGGTTGTAGATCGACCGCATGGTCACAGCGACAAGGCCGCTGGTATCTCGCGACTCCAGCAGGAAACCCATGTCCGACTTCATGGCTTCGTCCAGCAGCCCCAGGAAGGTGTTCTGCTTTTGCTTACCCAGCAATACCTGGTCATCGATCGTGGACCGCGTGCGCTCAATGCCGACGCCATCGTTTTCGGCGCACAGCCGGGTGAGTCGTGCGCGTAGGCCTTCGCCGTTGTACGCATTCAGCGCGCTGTATACAGTAAAAAGCGAAACGATGTCATTACGTAGCATAGTGTGGCCGATAGCTGATGCCGCAACTTGCGCGTACGGGCTGACATGAAACCCTGTTGGTGCTCCAATAGTGTAGCCAGTCACGGTGCCAGAAGGGACCCAGATAGGTTTTCCAGGACTCGTCAGTGCGACCGCATAATCGATATTAGCGCCGTTTTGTGTCAGTTCGATAGACACCTGACGGGCTGTGCCATTGATTATCTCCCCGCCACCTGGGACGAGTGACCCGCTGGTGTGAACTAGCGACCGTTGCTGATCATAGAACTTCAAATGCAAGCTGCCCGTGCTGGGGATTACAGCGTCGTAGTAGCAGTCGACAAACCCAATGGTGCCGCTGCATTGAATCTGCACAAAAGCGGCAGTATCCGTTTCACCAGAATCAGGAATAGACAGCAAGAAAATGAATTGAATCTCACCGGTTGCGGCCGAGGTTACCCGTGGTGAAATCCACCGGGACTTGTTCGGCTTACCAATCGGTGCGGAACCGGGAGCAAAGTCCGAATTGGACGCCAGCTGGGGAGTGCCCACGTCAGTAATGATCTGCATCGGTGCTGCGTCGACAAAGCCGGATGCGAGCGAAGTCGACTCCGCTCCGTCCTCGCACGGGTAGTACAGCAGTGACGCGGGCGTTAGATTGGCGTTCGCACGCTTGTACGTTGACGGCAGTATTGCCTGACCTTGTGAGAGTCGACGCCGAATCCCTGCAGCTTCAACCCGGCCGAAAATGTCGCGGCCCGATGCGTCCCACTCAGTCGGCCAGCTGACTGCCTCGCCGTGGAACTGGTTGATCCGGACTTCCACGTCATCGACCTGCAGCGCGAAAGTGACATTCGTATTACCCGAACCCGTTGCACCGTATGCCCCGATCCAGCCCTTGCCCCGGTCGGCGAACGGAGTCCCTTCAGTAGCGCCTGATACATACGTGCCTTCGACAGCCCATTTAAAGGGTTCATCACCGGCTGCCGGCCATACCTTGGCTCGGAGAGTCTGCCCGGAAAGTTGCGCCTTGATTCGTAGCTGCTGACCGCTGTAGACAAAGCTGTCCACAGTGGCCGCTCCGACGACTGACGTTGCGCCCGCGCCCGTGACGTGCACAACGTCGATCGACATCGCTTCCGTCGACGTGATGATGAGCCACGCCACGAAGTAGTCCGTCTCCGAAATACCGTTCAAGATGACACCGCAGACGACCGAACCGCCCGTGACGTCACTGAACGGAAACGTGAACGACATGGCCACGTCGATGTCGCGGAACAGCTGACCGGCCTGGTAGGCCAGCAGGTTCTGACCGGCAGCAGTGAACGACAGCGTGCCAGCCGATCCGGTCGTGGCGTAGCGAGATGCTGTCCCGGGAGTCGTCCACGCACCGCCCATGTCGGCTGTACCCCACCCGTTCGACGTCGTCCGGGCGAAGGCGTCCCGCGCCACCCGGGAAGCCACACGCAGCGGCGTGTTCTGCCCGATCGAGCCGAAGTACGCGCCCAACGGGTTTTTTGGGCTGTAGTTGCCGCTCCGGTTGTTGATCGTGAACTCGCACTCGGACGGCGTCGGCGTCGGCAAGCGTGTCACCGACCGGTAGCCACCGGACACGGTCACCTGGTCCTTGAGCCGGACATCCTTAGTGATGTTCGTCCACTTGCTGTTGACGAAGATCTCGACGATGACCTCTTCAGGCCCTGCTGGAAAAGTCATCGTGGCTACCTCTGTCCTAACGCGACCTGGACATTGCCGCCGCCGTCCTTGCGGATGCGGTCGCGCAGCCACTCCAGCACCCGGCTGTCAGCCCCGCTCAAGTCGATGGACAGCTGGACCACCTGTACCGACGTGGCCACTCCCCCGCCAGCGGATGCCGCTGCCGTGCTCAACGGCTGCCGCGGGGCAATCTGCACCCCGTTGTTGATCGCGTGCAGCGCCGCGAGGTTCTTCTTCGTGGCGTCGGCGTTGACGATGAACTCCTGGTCACTGATCGCAATCAGGTTGGCGTCTTCCCGCGGGCCGCCGATGCCGCTGAAGAGGCCGCCGGCCGGGAAGCCTGGCACTGCCAGGCCGCCATCGGCGAACGCCTGCCGACGGCCAGTGAGCGAGGTCGGACTAGTGACGTCCCGAAAGGACGTCGTGACCGTGACCGTCTTGCCGTGCAGCAAGTCGATCGACCGCTGCAGCGCCGCCACCTTACCCGCTTCCTCGGGCGCGTTCGTGCGGACGGTGGCGGTGTAGATCCCCGGGATCAAGCGCAGCGAGTCAGCCAGCCGCGTGGCGTCGCCCTTCGTCAGGCCCATCTGCTGCGCCACGCGAATGAACGCGTTCCGGGCTTCGTCGACCTTGCCGGCCACCTGGCTTTGCGTAGCGCCGTTCTGCACCATGGCTTCAGCCTCGGAGAGCGCCGCCTTCGCGATGCCGTCCAGTGCCGCCTGATTGTCGCGCCCCTTCTGCGTGTGGATGTCGAGCGTCTTGCCGTTCTCCTTGAACGCCGCATCCGCGTCGGCCACCGCCTGCTGGAACTGCCGCTGCGCGTCGCGGTCCCCCAGCAGCGCGCCGGCGGCCTTGTCGGCCGCCTCAACCAGCTTGTCCAGACTCGCGACCTGCTGGCCGATAGCCGCCGCGG